TTGGAAAGAAGATCGAGGATTTCGTTCATGCGCTTGTTGCGCATTTCCTGAAGGAACATCAGGCGCGAAACTTCCGACTGACCCCAATAGTAATCGGGCATCGGGTTCGGCGCGACTTGGATGAACGGGCTCTCACCCTTCAGGAACATCTTTTCGTTTTCGCGGTCGTAAATGATCACGTCTGGGTCGGCGCGCGTGACGACTTGGTAGTCCTGCGTCTCGTCGTTCCAGACGTACAGCTCCGTCATCTCGATGGTGTCTTCTTCGACCTCCGGCTTCATCCGGTTCTGGCCGTAAAGATTGAGATTGACGTTGCCGTACATGGTCGGATCGACCTGGCTCAGGATGATGCGGTCAACGCCGTTCGGCGTGTAGGACTCAACATGCTGAGAGGTCGTAACGCGCTGCACAATGCTTTCGCGCTTGGGGTGCGCGTAAAGCCGAGCGTAAAGGTCGGATTTAGTTATATAGTAGGTCTGGACGAAGGCTTCTTGCCGATCAAGGTAAGGAATGTCTTCTCTCAGGACGCCGAAGTTGTTTGGATCAATAAAGTAAGGATGGATAGCTCCGTTGGAGACAACGAGCTTGATAAAACCGGAATTGTAGACCATCGCCCAAGTGAGCGCGGTGTTAAACACTTGATCAGCGTTTGAATTGTTCCACTCATCGTTCAGGGCCTGTTCCAGACGCGGGATGTAGCGGTATTGGTCTTCGTGGGCCGACGCGCCAAGGTTGATCGAGAAGCGCGTGGTGTCCGCCGAGTACAAGAAGCTCACGAGCTGGTCGATGTGAGGAAAAATCTTGTTGTACTGCGCGGGGCTCTCCTCGGGCGCGGACCCGAAGAGATAGTAGGACTTTAGAGCGGAATAATCCGCCCGGCGGCTCTCGCGAGACACCAGGCACTTGCGGATCAGGTCTTGGTAGAAGAACTCCCGCTCTTCAGCTTCCTTTGGAATGATCATTTGTCAAGCTTCAGGTTGTCTTGGTCAGCGTAGTAGCTGGCCGCGATTGGTCCGCGCGTGAGATTAGCATCTTTCGGCGAAAAGCCAACTTGCTCGTCTTTCACGGGCTTGATCATGCCATTTAACATTCCCTGCATGTTAAATCTGCCCGCATCCCCCCACATCACGGCGTTGCCGGGCCGGTCAGCGTTGGGCTGTTCGGGCACCGGGGCGTTGTTGCGGGTCAGGTAGCCAGCTTGAGCCTCACCTTCCTTGACAGACTTGATGTCGGTCATGTCGAAGTCTTTGGCAAGCTGTTTCAGGTTCGTGTCGTTGCGCTTGGAGCGGCCACCGATCACCGAGTCCCGCATGGTCGGGGCTCTGAGGATCACCTGAGCCACATCCTCGCAGCCTTCGTGGCATACGGGTTCCCAAGCGGTGAAGTATCCGTGCCGTGGGCACTTGTAGTCTCGCATTACAGCCATGTACGTCCCCTTACTTGTTGAACTGCTCGTCAAAGCCGGGCTTGGAGTAGTCCGACTTATTTTTTATCCCCACTTTCAGGGCGATCTTCCCGCCGTCGACGGTGAGGTTCATACTTTTGGCTAATCTGGGCTTTGGTTCCTGCCGGTAGATCAGCCTGCGTTTGTTTCCTTTATCATAGACCATCACCACGTCGCCACGGGTCATACGCTCCAGCGCACGGCTCACGGCGATCTGTGTGTGTTCGGTCATATCCATATCTTTGACGTAGAAGACCCGTGTAAGAAGCGACTGGCTTAGGCCGGACAGTTCTGCGAACATCCTTATGCTCAGGGTCTTGTCGGTGTCTTTCCAGAACCGATCCATCTGGCGGTAGATTTCCGCCTTGGTCATGATTTTCATCATTGCCCATAAATCCCGATCTTCTTGAGATAAGTGGATACGTTTCTACCGACGGATAATTCTTCCGGTGTGATGGCTTCCTGCGCACTGGACACCTGACGGGTTAGCCGCTCCATCAGCAGCCGGGGCTGGAGCTGTTCAGCGTAGGCCGCGCAAGCCAGAGCCATCGCGATCACGCGATCGTCCTTGCCCCTGCCGGGGGCGTGGATGGACCCACCCTCGCGGACGATGCCCTTCATTTCTTCCAAGGTGTCCATCGAGAGGATGTTCATCATCTGCCGCTCGAAGTAATCCTTGGTGTAGTTCATCATGCGCTCTTTCGAGCCCTGCGTGGTGAGCCAGCCAATAGAATTCGAGATGCCGCCGAGCGTATCGTTCTTGCGCCAGATGTAATTGGTCATCGAGCCCAGAACGTGCATGAGGCCCTTGCCGGTTGCGCCGCCCATTGAAACGGCATGGCGCTTCAGGTTTCTGAGTTCGTTGATGACGGCCTGCCCTGGGCCATTAACTTCCAGATTAAGCGTAGAATTTTTATACGCACCCGCCAAGTGGGCAATGACCCAGGCAAATTGATAAGTATTGAGTTCACTTGTGGCGAACTCAGCGACTTGATCGAGGCCGTCAGCGTAGCATCGGAAGATTTGAATGCAAAAACGATCTGCCCAATCGGAGCTTCCGTAAGCAGGGTCTGCCCCAATGACATAGTAAGCGGTGTCGATGGGCTCTTCCCAGATTTTGAGCGTGGCGAGCTTGTCCGAGCTTTTGAGGACTTCGGTGTCTTGAAAGTTTGATCCGAAGGAGTATCGGTAGGCGTCAAACTTTTTGTTCTTGGCGACACGGGCGGCCTCAGAGCATCTGGAGTTGGAGAAAAACGAAGAACCCGTCATCACGAAAGCATAGTCTTCCGTGGGCGGAAATTCCTGATACATCAGCGCGTCGTCTTTGATCCCTTCCGCCAGCTTCCACCGCCACCAAGCGATCTGCCGCGAGTTGAGTTCAAAGTTGTACATCTTCTTGATGTCGCGGTTCCATTCCTTCTCTTCGCCGGTCAGCCGCCCATCCCAATAAGTTTTGTAAACGGAGGACTCAGGATCAGCCGAATAGAATTCGTTGCGCCACCATCCGCAAAAGATAGCGCGCTGGGTGCGGGCCTTCTTTGCGGTCACATACATATCGTGGAACATGTTGAAGCCGCGCGCCGTGCTCTCAAACATGTAGAGGCGGTCGGGGTTGGTCTCTGCAAGAGACGCCAACAGGGACGCCAAGCCCTCCTCGTCGCCCCAGGAACTTGTTTCAGTGCCGTGGAGGAAGGTGATAGCCTTACCGCGTCCAAGGCTGCCCTTGGCCCTTAAACCGGCCACCTGATAGAACAAGCGAGACCGATTGCGCAGGGACAACGAGTTACGGTTGTGCGTCACCTGAGGGATTTTGAATTCTTTCGGAAGACCGTCCATGTACATCGCAAGCGTCGTGCGAAACATGTCCCGATTTTCTTCAGTGTCTGTGGTGAGAGTAGCTTGCAGACCAGGATGGGTAAATGTCCAATAAAGATCAAGAGCCAGACTAATGGTAGTGATGCCCAGCTGGCGGCCTTTAAGAATAACGTAAAAATGGCAGTCATCCTCCAGCCCGCGAGCAATCTCGTTCATCACATAGGTCTGCGTTCCCAGCAGACGGTCCATCCGCTTGAGGCCCTGTTCCTTGGTCTCAATCTTCAGCTGCGAACAGAACTGGTAGAACTTCTTCAGATTGAAAGTCATTCGTTCCCCTAACGCCGCAGCTCCATGATGACCAAGGTCAACAACATCAAGCTATCGGCTATGCCTAACCAGTCTTGCCATTTCATGTACCACCTAACGTTGGCGCATCCGAAAGGATTTGAACCTCTGACCCTCGGTTTCGTAGACCGATGCTCTATCCAGCTGAGCTACGGATGCTTTGGTTGCGGGAGCGTGATTTGAACACGCGACCTTCACGTTATGAGCGTGACGAGATACCCCTTCTCCACCCCGCGATAACTCAGTATTGCACAAGCCCCATGATGGGCGTCAGGCTGGTCGAACGCAACAACCAGTTTTTAAGCTTTCTCATTGCCTACCTCTAGGTTGTTTTTCAACCATTCAGCCACCGCCGCCTTGATCCCGTCTGAAGTATCGCGCAGTCCAACCGGGTCAACGTCGCCGTCCTTCAACTCCCTCAAAGCAGCCTCCGCTATGTCACGGGCGCTGCTGTGAACCGTGTAGCCGTCGCGGTAGCGGATTTGGGACGCGCTCTGTTTGAGTAGGTCTTTCATCACTCAATCCTCCAAACCCTGAAGCCCCCGTCCACCACACGCGTGGCGAACTTCCGGCTGTACGTCTTCCCATACCGACTGATCAAACTCCTTGCAGAGCTCAAGAAAGAACCTTCTCTCGCCTCCACAAAGAAGCTGTCGCCAATATCCATCTCCCCAAGAGGAAACCGATACTTCGACACCTTGCTCGTCACGGGAAACGGTACGCCCCTCTCAACTTCCATGTCAATCTCCAATCAATATCTACACAATAATATCGTACTTATTTAAAAACACCAGAAAATTTTTGGGGGAAGCACGATGTGGGGTGCACGCTTTCAAAGGCAGATGGACCCATGCACCTTCCC